GCCATAGTGAAATCACGAGCACGAGCACTGAGTTCCTCATAGTTTTGAAACTGTGGGTATTTTACAACTTTCATCCGTTATTTATTGTCGGGCATAAAAACAACAATGACCCTACCCACCCTAGGGTTATTGAATGACAACCCCACAGAATCACTGTATAATCAATACATAGACAGCAATAACGCAGAGTCTATATAACGCTCATAGAGCAGAATGGATAGTTATTATGGGACAAGCAAAAATTCGTGCTAAAGAGATTGAGCAACTTAAATCTACTAAGTTTCCAAAACCCACTGATACCATCTATATCAATGAGTCAATGAAGCCTTGGTTAGACAGCATTAAAAAATCACTGCGTATGTTCAGTGATTGGCAAGAAGGCTATAAAGCCACTGAATTCGGTAGCCAATGTATTCGTGCAGTTATGGAGCGTAATCATAAACAACGCCCGCAAGACAGCCAACCCCTGTTAAATGATTTGGTAGCATATCGTGATTTGGTTGAACGCACAATGAGTTTCAAGTTCCAAATGAATGCTGACGAACTTCGCTACAATAAAGCCAGTCCAGCAGAATTGAAATACACATTAGGTATTTTGGATAGTGTTATTGGTGTGGCTATGTTTGCGTTTGGCAATGCTACATTCAAAATTGTTCAACCTGCATAATCCGGCGATATCGCGGCATCGAGACAGCAGACTGGGTGCCACTTCTATGCTATACTATATTTTTAACACACAGAAAGAACGTAGAATGAAAGATTTAGACATCAACAAGTGTATTAAACGCACAGCCGCACCTGATTGGTTTAAAGTATTACAAAATGGTGATCAGAAAGAATACGATCGTTTATTAAAATTAGAACTTGTAAATCGTAAATTGGAATATCTTCGCAAATCATTAAAAGAGGCCGCATAGAATGTCTGATAATTTACAACGATTTTGGAAGAAAGTTTCTAAACAGCCTACGGGCTGTTGGGAATGGACTGGATCTTTGGATAAGTTTGGATACGGTAAGTTTAGATGGATAGATACCGCAAATGGATCTCTCGCACATCGTTTCAGTGCCAAATATTTAGGCAATATGAATATTGATGGTTTATGTGTATGCCATCAATGTGATAATCGTAAATGCGTGAATCCTGATCATCTCTTTGTTGGAACTATCGCAGACAATAATCAAGATATGATTTCTAAAGGTAGAATGCGTAATGCTCATCCAAAAGCAGTAGAAACTCCGTTAGGTAAATTCTCAAGCATATTAAAAGCCGCTGAAGCACACGAATGTGATACAGCATTGATACATTACAATCTTAAAAATAAACCTACAGAATACAAAAGGACACCCTCAAAATGAAAATTGTTATGATATTTGGCATATTGGTTTTAACTGGTTGTTCTAGCACTGGACAACCACCGACAGTATTTGAACAATATATGATAAAAAGAGCATCCAATCCCGCTTTATATCAGAGTCGACAAATACAATGCACACAAGTAGGAAATAGTGTATATTGTCAAGAAATTTAATTCCCAAGGATATCCAGTCCCGGCTGAATGAGAGTCTAAGTGCCCCACATAGTTGGGGCTTTTTCTCCAACCGTGTTAAATACTGGATGACGCTTGAAAAACAAACAAACACCGAAATACTTGAAGCCGCTCCCGGGCACGGTGGCTATCGTCCGGGCAGTGGACGCAAGCTCGGCTCAACACAAAAACTATCAGCCAAAGAAATATTAGACGCTATCACCACTGCCAACTTCGGAGTGCCATATGAAGTCATCTTAGCCAATGATTTCCTGGCCGCTCGCTATCAGGATGACAAACACTTGGTGGCTACATATCATAAACTTATTCTCAGCAAAGTCATCGCTGACAAAGTTGATATCACCAGCAACGGGCAAAGCATAGCTCCTACCATACTGCTTGATCACGCTGAAATCAAAGATGAGTAATCAATGACTGACAATGTCCATAAGCTGACGCTGTTTGGTGGTCAGAGGGAAGTTTGGGAAGCAATGATGTCAGATAAGAACTGTTGTCTGGTACTACCTATTGGATCTGGCAAAAGTTTTCTAGCCTCCTGGATGTTGACCATTGCGGCCACTACTCCTTCAATACACAAAGGTCGAGATGTTCTTTACATTGCCCCAACGGCTCCAATGGTGACTCGCATCATATGGAAAGACTTAAAAGACCGTTGTATGAAGTTATGGGGATTAAAAGACGAACAAGATATCAACAACAGCTCTAAGACTATCACCTTTCCTAATGGCATCAGAATCTTCTGTTTATCGGCTGAAACGGGGCTAAAAGGCATCAATGCGAGCCTGGTTATTGCCGATGAAGCGGCTGAATTCAGTGAAGAAAGTCTCCAGGAGCTTTCTAACAGAACTAGACCCGTGCCCGGGGTAGAAGACAGTCAGGGCCGTATGATCCTCATATCAACCCCAGAAGGTAAGAACGCTTTCCACGACATATATCAGTTTGCTCTCAGTCATCCCGACACTTGGTGTGTGCTTCACAAGACTTGGCAGGAAATGAGAGTTCAACCCCGTCGTTGGGTAGAGGAACAGAAAGCATTGTTNAGCCCCTTGAAGTTCGCCAAGGACTTGATGTGTGATTGGGGATCAGTTCAGGATCAGTTCTACTATTCATGGCGGCGTTATATGTCAACAGCCAATCCAGTGGTGGATAGAGGGCGTGATTTATTCACCTTCCATGATTTTAACAAACGGGTAATGTGTGCGGTGGTGGCACAAGTTCAGGGTGATATTCGCTCACCCTCGGGCAGGATTGAAGTTCTGAAGAGCTATGCCATACCAGACTGCAGTACTGAACAGTTGGCACAGGCCATACGCTATGACTTCCCTACCCGCACCATACAAAGCATTATGGACATGAGTGGAGCACAGGTCAATCGTGATACCACAAGTCAGTTTGGTGTCACGGATCGAACCATCCTGGAGAAGTATGGATTCCGCATCTTCAACACCAAGAACTCAAACCCCTTGGTATCGGACAGTGACAACAGTTCAAATGCCTTCATCAATCAAGGACGCTTGATCATATGGGAAGGTGAGGGCAAGTTGTTGGATGCTTTGGAAACATATCACTACGAGGATGGTAGCCGTAAGAAACTTGTCAAATACTCAGATGCCAAGTATGCACATATTGACGGCCTGGGTGATTGTATTAGATATGGTATCCACCACCTCTTTCCAATGACACATGATCACTCTGGAGGTGCTGAGTATATTGATGGTATGGAGCGTTTTGATTTAGAGCCAGGATATGAGTATTTGTCCGAGACCAACACTCCCAAGAGCAAGGATGGAGTTCCCACCATAGATTATCTGATTAAGACACGCTTTGAGGGGCAATTTAATGATGAAAGTTGGGGATAATAACCCCTATAGCAGGGTGAATAAGGTAGCCTGTATAAATATTCTGATACCTTACTATATATCTTTCTAGGATAATTCGATGGCCTTAAACATTAGACAACTCACAGCATCATCAGATTTAATGAGGACAATAGCTCCTCAGATGCAGAGTTATCGTTCCAGTTATGAAGGTGGTCCAGCATTCAAGAACCTGGTCCTAGTCAAGAGGCCCTCTGAGGATGCGGCCTTGTTCCGTGACAAACTTCTCAATGTCGCCGTCATGCCAGTATCAAAAGCAATCGTGGACGAGATAGTAGATGTAGTCTATGAGGAGGAACCAGTGAGACATCCTGCCTTCATAAACCGAGGCAATGGTGCTGATCTAGGAGTTCCAGATTGGTATATGGATTTCGAAAACAATGCTGACCTAAATGGTGCAAGTTTTAGTGCTATAATGGAGCAGGCTGCCTCAATGGCAGGCATAGAGGGATGGTGTTGGGCATTCGTGGATCTACCTGAAGAAGCCAGCGTCACCAACCGACCTTACATTAGTTTATGTTCAGCAGAGCATGTTATTGATTGGCGGATATGGACTCAGTATGGGGTTGATTATTTCGAGTATCTCAAGGTCATAGAGTATCAGGATGCTGATTGTACCA